AGGTTTGTTGCATTGTTTAGCGTTAGTAGCCCGACAATAGGTGAACCCGATTCGGGCTTTACAGTCCATTGAATATCACAAAACAAAGTCCCCTCCGTCTGCCCAATCAAAGAAGAAATGCCCGTTTTAGAAGCAACATCAGCCCCCCGTGTCACCGCCGCCGAAAGGGTTGGGATGTAGGAGGTGGCGTAGGAGCCAGCTCCCACTGAATACCCCAACACAAGTACGAATAAGCTGGAGCGCTTCCACTATTATAAAACAAAACAAAGGTGTGGCTTGTTGCCGTAGCCGTGAAAGTATAGGTAATACGCTGCCAAGTTGACGTAGGCGTAAAATTGGTTTGCGAAAATCCCGTTACTTGGAAGCTCTGTTGTAATTGCGTAGTACCGTCAGATTTAACGTAAAAGCTTATTGTATATGCGGTACCAATTGTCAATCCAGATATAGCTCTTGCTATTTGCGGGAAAGCACCGCCAATTGATACAATTCTATCTGCGTTTTGATAACCATCTGGTGATTCGGAATAATTAGCCGTAATAGAAATGCTCGACGATTTTGGCCAGTAGGTGTTGTCCAGTTGCTCTGAGAATAGGGCCAGATTCGTCCGCTGCGGTTCCAAGAGAAGCGAAGGACAATTAGCCCCACCCGAATAGTCAAGGCGAGGGATGTTAGCGAGAGGTCCTACAGATACAGCAGAGGTGGTTGTTTCAATGTAGTCGGTTGCGACATCGCCTGTTTCAAGTTGGGCGTCTTGTATGTAGATGTTTCCGCTTGTGCCGCTTGTGTTTCCGTCTCCATCTGCTGGATATATGTAAATAGCGTTTACCGATTTGTTTACTACAACCGAACAACGAAACCATCCATTAGCAACGCTTTCAATTTTAGAGGTTACTACGGCAGAAGTTGAACCTAAAGCACCGCTGCCCGATAAATCAAAATAAGCAGAAGAAAAAGTACCACCGCCTAAACCTAAACGAACCCAATTAAGTGTACCCGATTTCACATAAATAGAAAGTGTTTGAACACCGCTAACAGATATGCTTTGACTCATTGCTTCAACCGCCGCATTTTTAGCCAAAAGCCACGCATCGCTTGAGCCATCGTACCCACTTTGTCCACTTGTTACACTTACTCCCGTTCCAGCCGTTCCCTTTACCCAAGAAGCATTGCTATAAGTGTTTGACTGCAACAAGAGATTCGTCCGTACCTTCTCAATCAACCCATCAGGACCTACGCGGGTGGCAGTATCATTAGAACGCGAGAATGTTAAATCGGCCGATCCGTCATCAGGCACCGAGCTATATACCTTACTGGTCTTGTAACCAGATGGGACCATAACAACCGATGCATCTTCATAGAAGTTACTCATCTTTATTCTGCCTTTAGAATTGTCACCGCACTTTCGTATCCAAGCAAGCCCTCAAACGTGCCTCCGTCAGCAATGACGCGGTCGTAGTAGTCTTGTGTCTCAGGGAAGATGGCAATGGGCAACTTAACAACCAAGCCCCCTACTGAAATCGTTACATAGTCAGCAGCACCTACAAAGACACCACCCAGCCCTACGTTACCAAGCTTCCAAGCAGAAGCAGTGGTTGTTTCGGGAGCAGCCGTCTGGATGTCTCCGCTTACAGTAAGCTTAGCCGTAGATGGAGCCTGTCCAATACCAACCGTAGTTCCGTCATCTTGAATCTGTGAGTCAGTGATGGTGTCCGTATCGCTCCACTTAGAAACGTAGTTAGCTGTACCTGTTCCGTCAACACCTGAAATCTCAGAAAGTGTAACCCAGTCAGTACCTGTGCCAGTAGACGATAAAATCTGACCTGATGTTCCAGCTGCGTTGTTAGAGTCGTAGATAGCGCCTGTGATTCGTGCGCTACCAGATACGTGTAATGTTTGAGATGGCGAAGTCGTACCAATACCGACACTACCTCCGTCTTGGATGAATACATCCGTAGTTGTTCCTCCGTCCGTAGAGAACTTAATGCCTTGCAAGGAGCTTGATGCGCTATTGGATATAATAAGGTTTGCATTGGTTGGACCCTTGATGCTTCTATCTGCTCCGTCACTTAGCTTTAAGTTTCCTGCAACGTGTAATAGTTCAGTTGGCGACACAAGACCAATACCAACATTGCGGGAGGAGTCAATAAACACAGCATTGCTTCCGTCTACATTGAACTCCATAGAAGTTCCAGCCTCGCCGTTAGTGGGGTCAGCGGTAAGCACAAGCTTTCCGCTCGCCTCCGTGTAGATGCTCGCCAAACGGCCAGATGTTCCTACGATATCAATAATACCACCACCAGCAGAGCCAGCGCTACCGAGCGCAAGGACATTCAAAGAACCGTAGGTTGTTGGTGCAGAACCAATACCAAAATTACCGCTTAAGTATGTGCTTGTGAAGCTGGAGTTCTGTCCGTTGGTAAGTTCGCCCGTAGTGGGAGATCCAGCGCTGCTACCAATCGTTACTACGTTGCCGTAGGTATTCTTAATTTCTTGACCTCTTAAATCCATCTCTTAATAGTTTTAGGTATCCCAGTTATCGGACGTATCGTCCCAAATTTCGCGCGTTATATTCCATATGAGGTTGACAACACTGCCACCCACAGCTATAACACGTCGCGTGAGTTGTAGTCCGAGACCAAGCATCCTTAGGCGATATATGCAAGTACGCTACCACTCACTACGGTGACATTAGAAAACAAGCCATAGATGGCAGTACCAGCAAGCATAAGCTCGCCGCTGAGATTGTCTCCAGCCGTAGCGGTTAGGGTAACGGTAGTATCTTCAAGTGCGTAGACCACACGATAGAATTCATCGGCGGCGCCAGACTCTCCAGTCTCAAGCTTTCGGAATCCTTTTTGTCCGAAAGAAGCCAGCTGATAAGCTGCGCTATTTGTGATATTGCTGTAACTCATAGCAAAAAAGAAAAGTTAAAAGTTAAAAGTGCAAACGCTATGCACTTACAAAAGTAGTTATTTATTCAATATGATATCGACGATGTCTGTCTCCTCCTCAAGCTCTGGGCGCTCACCCTTGCGCTGGGAGATAAGCTTGGACTGCTGGACAGCTTGCTTTTTAACGCGCTCGTCCTTGCGATCCTCTTTCTCCTTCTCAAGGTTTTGCTTTACGCCAGATTCAATCTGCTGCTCGGCTACACCGTAGCGACCCTTAAGGTCTTCAAGCTGCATCTTAAGCTGGTACTCCAGTTGCATAAGCTGTGCCTTTGCTTGGGATTCCAACTGAATCTTCTGAGCATCCAGCTGAGCTCTCATCTGCTCCTCCTGCACCTTGCCCTGTGAAGTAGCCATAGCAGTCTGCTGGTTCATCTGAGCCTACATCTGTGAGTTCTGAGAGGCAATCTCTTGCTGTTGCTTGATACGCTTCTTACGGCGCACTACAAGAAGGCGCTCCGCTTGGTCAATATCTTTTAACTGTCGGATAGCGATAGCATCCTCCAAGTCAATCTCTCTCTGAGATAGAGCTACCTGAATGTTCTGCTCCAAGTAAGCACGGTCTACCTCGTTCATATCGCTGACGACACGCACCCCGAAGTTGTACATCGGAAGGTTAGAGAAAGAGCTAAGCACCTTCATATTCTCCTTACCGATAGCGTTCTCATAGGCTTGGAACAGAATACTCTTAGGAGGCACGATTTGAAGGCATTTAACGATGTCTTCGCACACTCGGCGGTACAGTACCAACGAAGCGTTAGTAATGTCGTAGAGGGCGTTATTTGCGGCCGCAAGGGCTTGTTGACGCACACCTACCAACTGCTCTCCTTTGGGAGATGTTCCATCCATCACCTCGTTGATTCCCGTAGCATCACGGATCATACGCAGGTAGTGGTTGTACAGAGCGATAAGCTCATTGATATTACGGATGCTATTATCAAGCGGACGCACAGGTGGATTCTGGAATCCTCCCTCTGGGTTCTTACTGCGATAATAGAAGACACCCGTTTGTTCGTAGATGTCCTGAATATCAAGCGGTTGCAACTCTCCACCCCGACCGAGCTGTACATTCTCAAGTCCTTCGATGTCGACAAGGAGTCCGTCAGGCTTCGCTTTAGCTATCGCTTGCTGAATCTTTAGGTGCGAAAGTTGAAGCTGGTCAGCAAATCCAATGACTCCAGAGACCATACTTTTTGGAATCATCCGACGGATATTGGTTGCAACGGCGCTATAGCTCATACGTGTACGGCTCAAGTCGTGTACGTTTTTAGGTACATTCTTCTTTAGTCCGTAGTTGTAGATGTAGTTGGTTCCAATGATAAACGTACCTCCGTAGAGCGTAGCATTCTGCATATATACAGCCTCGCGGTCATATACGCTATTACTTGGTGCGTTGTACTTAGTGCCCTTGTAGTAGAAACCGATGTTTCCGTAGGCGCTTGTTTTTTTCTCAAAGATGACGTTGTCTACGCTGACAAACTCAAAGTCCATTATGTTTACGGTGTACTCATCATATCCGTAGTTATAACGCTCAAGGTTTCTGTCGTAGCTTGTATTCTCAAAGATGTTTGGATTATTGCCGTAGCGGTTCATCACCGTGCGGGCCATATTTTTGTACTCCTCTTCGGTAAACTGATCGCCAGCAATGCGCTTTAATTCAGAGATAGAAATACGCTGAATGTGACCAGCGTATACGATATCGGAGAAGTTCGGGTCGTCAGTGTAACTATGCACAAAATAAGCGGGGTCAACGTATTTGGTGACAATGCCATAATTGGGATCGTTTTCGCGTTTGACAACAGCTACACCAACTGTGACGAGATCCTCTACGCAACGGCGATAGATGCGCTCATCAAAGTCATTCCAAGACAAAGTCAGGTTGATACCGATCTGTGCAGCAATCTCTGCAGCGGTCTTTACGTTTGACTCCAAGAAGATTTCAACTTCTTCGGGAGTGTCGGGAAGCTCAGCGGGGTCTACCTTAACCTTAAGGCCCGATGCGTTTGCTTCTTCGATTATGTCGCGGTTTTCTACACGAACCTTAATCTTGTTCTTCTCAATGTCTTTTTCGTTGCGAGAAAGAGGATCAATAGCCTCGACGTTTGGATACATCTTGGCTGAGAGAATTTTGTTCGTTACAATCTTTACAAACTTCGGGACAATAGGAACAGGAGTCCAATCCAGAGACAGTAGAGCGCCGTCACCGTTGTTAGGGTCCAGCGATGTAAGAATTTGCTTATAGATCGAAGTGTCTTGGGTGCCGTTAGCATAATCTCGTGAAATTTCAAATTCCCGCCAGCGTTTCGCATACAGGGAGCCATCAATTTCCACACCTCCCCATTGGGAGTAGATCGCCTTAGCATACTGAAGCCCGTACTGCTTTGTGAGCTTTTGGGCTTGTTCTGCTAACGGATCTGGGAAAATAGACTCGTAATTTGATGATTTTCCAGTATAGTCCATTCCGTAGTAGATACTTTATGGACAAAGATACAAATAACAATCAGCGAGTGATTGAGCGTACTTTCCTGAAAAACACCTTGCTATCGAAGTCTGATTTAGGTTTTTGTTTTACTTGTTTTTGAGCCGCTAAAAGAGCCAGACCGCTTGAGATGGACAAGTCAAATTTTGTACGATCGTCTATCTTAAAGTTGATCCAGTCTTCCAGTGTTCTATTAAAATATATCTTTCCATACTCGCCTGTATTGTTGTTCACTCCCACGTGGTCGTGGATGTAAGCCTCAATAGCTTGGGCGTGAGCTTGGATAATGTCTTGAGAGTTAGATGGTATACCTTTGGTCTTGACCTTTACGTGCATTGTTCCAGCACCAAGATGCGCAGGCCTATCCATCAGATATCCATCGTAATTACGGGACTCGAAGTATCTGGCAATGCCGTACTTGTTGTTCTCTATAAGGATAGGATATCCGTAGAAGACAGCAGCCATCAATACGTCCTCATAAAAGATTTTTGCCAGTGGTGGGCGTGATGCATATTCGGCAACAAACATATTGCTTGGATGCTCCATATTAAACTTGTTGAAGATATGGCACGCACCCTTTGAAGAGCGGTAGTCTACAGTAGTGTCAATATCATAAGAGTCAACGCCACCGCATCCATAAAGACTATTAGGAGCAACACGCTTCCCGTATTCTTCTTTCCTCTGATTACGCATATCAGCTGGAGGTAGCCACGCAACACGCCACCGCCCATTCGGGTCGGGTCGGAACAGAACTTCTGTATCCTGTTCTCCATTCTTCCAAACAAAGTTCCCAATAACAACAGGATTTGGATACAGATCGTCGTTATATTGAATCTGCTCGTATATCTTTTGAATATTGAATAGACTGCTTTTTGTAGAATCCCTAAATGCTTCATCCTCCGTAAAGGGAAACTGCCTAATAATTTCATTAAGTTCGTAGCTGTTGTGTTGTTGACCCTTTCGTTCGTTCTTTAGGAATGTCTTTGCTCCTATATCAGTAAATGTGCCATCCTCAGTTAAGACGGGTTTCTCTGGGTCCTCTATAATGGGATTACCGTATGGGTCAAAGAATCCTTCCAGCGCTTCGTATGCTGGAATGAAGATAGCATAAAGTCCGCTTTTTGTGCGACCGTTTTCGTTGCGGTCTCTGGGGTCTGAATCGTAGTACAGGTCGCGGTACTCACGGCCTCCTTTATCCAATGGATTGACGGTAGAACCTACGAGGGCCTTTCCGATAATACGACGTCCAACCAGCAGACAGGTTCTGTGGATTCGCCACACCTCTCTGATATCAATACCCTTCTCAAACTTACCCGCCTCATCCAAAAACAAGACGTGGGTCTTTGATCCGTCATAGGCATTGCTTACCGTGTTCTTCCAGTTGATGACCGTGTCAAGGGCTTCTCCTTTCTGGACGCTCTTATTCTTTTTGGTGATGCGCTTAGATGGCTCTCTAAAGGCCAGTTCTTGACGGGGATTTGTCGTACCATCCAAGATAGGCTGGAAGAAGAATGGGTAGGACTTGAAGATAGGCACCACCTTGCTGGAAAATACTGCAGCCTGAGCATCCGTACCCGTCTTACTCATAATACCCAAAAGCTTGTCTTTTACCTGTGTAGCTTCGTCTACCAAGATAGAAGAGCTCATATTGGTATATCCGCTACGGCGACACTTGGTATAAATCTGTCCCATACTACGTGGGTCCGCTTCGCAGGCTGTCTGATGAATAAACAACCTACGCTGAAACTCCAGATAGCTTGGATAGCCGATATCAATCTTGCTCCACTGCAGAAACATATAGTGGTGTCCAGTAATGTATGTTGGAACACCATTATTGTAAAACCATACGCCATTACGACGGCGCAAGAACTCTTGCTCGATATATGGGCTGTACTTCTGCTGGAACTCCTTAGGGGTGGCGTACCAGTCATCCATCGTCTTGATACTCGCTAATTCTCTAGGGAGTTCTGTCCTTTCCCAGCGTTGGTCCTTCTTGGGCTTGTCGTGAAATAGTATGTCTTTCTTAGCTGGCCTCTTGGGAAGCTGTATCTTCAGAAAGGCAATCTCAATGATTTCGCCTTCTGTATCGTCAACGCAAATGTTGACAACAGTATCCCCTTCTGTCAATTTAAGACCTGACATTATTTCTTAATAAATTTTTCGGCAAAGCCACCGCGATAGTCTATCTCCTCTGTGATGCCTCCATTGTCCGCCAACGAAGCTACCATTTCAGCAAGCTTTTGCCTTTCTACAATTAACTCCTTGCAAGCCAGTGCGGTATCCTTGATGGCTTGAAGTTCTGCTTTACGTGCAGACCCCGTAAGGTCCTGATCCACAGGCTTTTGTATTTCCGCTGTCATATTGCGGATAGCCTGCTCCATTGCGTAGATGAGATTCTGTGCAGCGTCAGCTGTTGAGTACTCTACTTCTCTACGACCATTAGATGTTGAACGAGCATTCGCCATAGAGTTTGATTGTCAATTAACATTTCATAGTCGGCATCTTTCTGGAAGTATACCGTATCGCCTATTTCAAGACCTTCTTCTTTGATCTTGTCGCTGGCGTATTTAATTTTTCCTTTCTCGTTTCTCGGAGTCTCAAATGAGACAATCTCAAGAAGCCCGCTTTTAAGCTTTTCTTCTGGGCGGATAGGCTCAAGGAAAACCCAGTCTCCCAAAGCAAGTACCTCTCCCGTGTCTTTCTTCTTGACAGCATATGCCTGAGAGGAAAATCCTCCGTCAGGACTATATAAAACCTGATATAGATCGTGGTCTTTGTCTACAAGTTGTGGGGTGATCACAACGTGGTGGTGAAAGAAAAGCGTATCGCCCTCTTCTACTCCCGTGTTGTACTTATATGGTGCGCCTACAACGACACCCTGCATCACGCGGTGCTCAAACTCATTGAACTTGGTATCGATATAGATTTCAATATCGCCAATCTTCTTTGTCTCATTGACACGCTGGGGTACCTGTACAATAAAATGGTATAGTGGTTTCATCAGAAGTTGCAATCAAATTCAAGTAATACGGGAGCGCCCTCAACAGCTTTCCAAAGCATAATGCCATCATCGCCCTTGATGTAAATCAAGTAGCGACGTTCTTTGTATTTATGAAGATGCTCTCCGTCTAAAATGATGCAATCGACCTCTGCATCGCCAGCCTTCTGACCCACATAGTAAGCCATAGCCTTTAGTGGGTCTGATCCCACGATAATCTTACGAATGATATTCATTTCAATTTAATTTAAGCGTCACCACCTCCACCGAGCCAGTAGTCTGGATCTCCAAAGTCTGGAATATCCTCGTCTGAATAGGTGGAAGCGAGATGGGTCATTAGCGACGCCATCTCCGACTCGTTGTCCACAAAGATACTTGAAATAGCATTGACCTTGTAGCGACCATCTTCGCCTTGATCTTCCAGAAGTCCAACGCAAAGGATACTCATATATTCGTCCTCTACGCCGTGATTTCTGGCAAGATCTTCAATCTCTTCAAATTTCTCGCGGGCCTTTATAAAAAATTCAATTCTGTTTTGTTCTTCTTTTGTCATTAGAACGCTTTAATCAATTCTACAGAGAAACGAATATAGTACGTTTCCCCCGTAGTATTGGTAGCGACTCTGACAAGAACAGAGGATCCAGAGATTGTAGTGTTGAAAGTAAGCTTGGTAGAGATGTCCGCACCGATGTTTGAACGGATTGTCGTGTCAATGTCAGAAGACAGACCATTTACCGTATCCCACGTTACATACATATCGCCAGCAATCTTAATGCTGCTATCTGCGTTGTATGCTGTGTAGAAGATACGAGCAGCAGAAAGGTTCGCCCACTGAATTGTATACATCGTAGTGTTTGTTGCTCCGTTTGCTACATCTACATTTCCAGTACGCAAGTACAATCCAGCGTTAGATCCTGCAGAGCGATTAACGATTTCATCTCCAGTATATACAAGCTGTGTAGAACTATAGTTCAGATTAGCTGCTCCTGCGCGTGCACCAGAATTATTGTACTGGATGTTGCCGCTTGATCCAGCAGCTAAAACAGTAATGTTGCTACCAAAGTAAGAAGTAAGTGTTCCAAGCGTAGCGTACTTATAGGTTGTTGCCGTAGCATCGTATACAAGGAAGCTGTCGGCGGTTGCAAGAGCCCCTGAGGTAAGCTCAGAAAGGGTGGTTGGAGCGTTTAATGAAATTACATCACTCGTAAAATCAATAGGAGCAGTAGCTGTAATAACGGCTCCAGAGGTAAATGCTGCAGACCCAAGCGTGCGCTTGACTATATTACCGCTGCCATCCAAGAACAAAGCAGACGTTTCTGTAGTTCCTGCCGTAGGGCTCGTTCCAAAAATAAGCGTTCCGTCAATCTCTACGGCGACGGTAGAAAGCTTAAGGGCGGTGTCGTTTCCAGCGCCATCTTCAATGACCTTAGTGGTAGATGTTGCTGTTCCGCTCTCCAGCTTTAAAAGAGAGGAATATGCGTCTTTAACCTTTTGACCAGCAAGTGTTGACATAATAAAGTACTTTTGTACAAAGATACATTTAATTCAATTGCTTATGGGATCTAAGAAGATTCACAAAAAGGAAGACCAGAAATACCGTGACTTCCTATACTTAGACAACAGACCGCCCACAAGTGCTAAGTTCTATTACATTGCTGTTCGGTGGGCTCGTGAGTATACAGACCTACAACCACGACAGATAGAGTTTATGCTCTTTATATACGACCTTGAGTTCTTTACTGCGGAGTGGGTAGCCAAGCAGCTGAGCGTCAGCTACCCTCAGGCTAAGGATAAGCTTATAGCGCCATTGGTAAATCAAGGATACCTATATAAGTATTTCGACAGGTTTGCTGTTCCCTTAGATGATGAGAGTATGTGGTTTAGGGAGGAGCACCGATGGAACTTCCGTGTGCGCTATGCGCTAACGCAAAAAGGACGATTGTTTCTGTCGCGTTTCTATAAGGTTATTGCTGGTGATGAGAAGCTGCGCCTTGAATATCACGAGCGCACCGTCCACAAAGAGAAGATACCTAAAAAGCAGAAGGGCCCTACAAAGACCCGACTGCGACATACTAAAGGGGTAGAGGATAGCCCGATGGCTAAGAAGCTCCTACAGAATAAGATTAATGCTCGGAAAGAATCCGAAAGGGCATCTCAAGAGAAGCGTTCTCGTGAGGAGTGAACTTACCCTCGTGAGCCATTAGAAAGTAACGACCGCCTTTGTTCATCCAGTGATAGCCCTCTGGTGCCTTGACCATCTTTTTAATATCTTTCTTTTTTGTTTTCACTTCTTTGCTCTGTTTTTAGCGGCCTTCATAAAACGACGCTCATCGTGTAGCGTTCGAGTCAATCTCCAATGTTGTTTATTTGAGAAAAATTTCTTCCTGTATTCAATAAGTTCATCTGAACCCTTTATGAACCAAGCTACATTTCCATATGCAACGACTTGTTTTTTTGAGTTCAGCTTATGTAATGTCTTTGTAGACACCCCTGTTTTTTCGTAAAATGAGTCAGGATTTTCAAAAACAACAATGTCTCCGTATGCATTTTCAAACTGCATACCAAAATAAAAAGATTTTTTCCTGTTTTTATCTCCCGTATACGCAGACAAGAAATGAACATATGATCCTTTTGATACATTATATTTTTCTGATATATCAGAATATGATGCGCCATTAATGTACATATCTATAATTTCGTCTTTGTATTTGTAAAGAATTGGGGGAGGAGACCCACCTACCCCTCCAATCTTAGCGTTGTAGTTATTTTTTGACCTAACCCAATTGTAATCTACTAAATATGATTCTTCTTCGTAAGCTTCTTCTTTTGTATCAAAAAAAGAAAGTATCTCTAACTTAAAGTTTTTATATCCGTATTTATTTATTGCTTTAATTAACGGAGACGTTCTATTTGCTCTTAGTTGAGACTTTACATTTTTCTCATTTAATATTCCACAACCAATATATCCATCATTTAAATTATCAGTGCTATGGACTCCGACATATGTCTTGCCATTGATTATACACTTTGTTTGATATGTAAAATGATAATTCACTTTTTGGCTCTGTTTCTGGCTCTATTTAAAGATTGATGTTCCCAGACAATACGTCCAGATTTAGTATGTGATGCGTCCTTTCCATCGCCATTGCCGTACTTGCCAGCCTTGCGATTTATCTTATTAAGGAAAGCCCGATACTTCTTACGCTCCTCGCTGGAGTGATATTTGGTATCGTATGCCTTCTTCTTTTGTTTGGCTTCAGGATTTGAGTCGTAGTACTTCTTAGTCTTCATCTTCCTCGTAGAAGCAAGCCTTCACCTTGTAATGGGTAGGCATCATCTTACCAGCCTTAACAGCAGCCTTGATTTGAGCCACAGCTTCCTCCAATGAAGGAGCCTTGACCATAATCATCTGGCCATCGTCCATATATCCTCCGTCGTTGTACTTCTTGATTTTCATTATCTACCAGTTCTTTTTTTCTTCATAGCCCCTGCTGCTGAGTCTGTTCGGGCGATTTGATCATTATAGTACTTTGTGGCGTTAAGATAATTTTTTTGCTCGTTAGAAAGCATTGAAGAACTTTGAAATCTCTTAGACATTTTCTCTCTTTCTCTGCGTGCCCACTCATTGTACCATCTAACTTCGCTTTCTGAAACTGGCTCTCCTGCCGCCATTCTTGTAAGAACTCCATAAGGCTCCTTCATTTCACTGCGTGCTGGGACCGATTTGGGTGCAACGTCACTTGGATGTTGAGAATATTTCTTTGCATATTTCTTTTTGGGATCAGTAACACTACCGCCATCCTCGTACTTCTTTACCATTCCTCCTTTGGAGAACTTATCGCGAAGCTTCATAAAGCGCTCTTCGTACTTGGTACGCTGGGCTTCTCCACCAACGGGGCTGGAGGGCGTATTGCGATACTTGCGCATCATCTCATCAAACTCCTTTTGCTCTTGGGGAGTCATAGGCTTCTTGGAGTACTTCTTCATCTTTCCTCCGCCTTCATACTTCTTGGCTTTCATAGCTTAGATACTTTTGTTTTTATTATTAGGGGCAAATACAAGGATCAGTAAACGGACAGGGGCATCCCTCTATCTTTACATCACTTGATGGAATTGGCGTTCCTACTGGATAGGGGAAGCCCTCTTTTGCTTGGGTAATGGAAGTCATACCCGATACAACAGGAATGGCAACACGCAAAGGAACAGCCGCCTCATTGATAGGACCGTAACACTTTGCCAATAATATATCATTCTCCTCTTTCCATATCTTACAAGGCATACAGAACATATTGCTCATACTTGTACTTGGATGATCGGTATTGACAGTAAAGGCTCTGTTGACAGGAGTAAGCAGTTCCCACGTCTTTGTTTGTGGGTCGAACTGAGGAACACTATCGGTAGCAGGATCAAAGTACCAGAATAAAGACCATACAGTGCTGTCGGTTCCATCGGGAGACTGAGGGCTGAATCCAGTAATAGCCAAATTATTGATAGAAGGTCCATCCATTACTGGGCAGATAGCACAAGCCTCTTGAAATTCCTTGCCCTCTACCATCATAGTCCGTCCTGTAGGAATGGCACCCGAAGCGCCACAAAAAGCATAGGGTCCAATATGAATCTGTAGAACGCTTGCTGGATGATTGCGTGTATCAACTTGAGACAATGCTGTAGACGAAAGACCTACAAGTGCAATTAATAATAGTAATTTCTTCATTGGTACTTTAGGTATTTAGTTTTTCCGTTTTGTTTAACAGCCTTTAAAATCTGGCCTCTGTTATGACCATAGTGGTAGGATACGTGTACCCAGTCAGGACACTCGCTGTCTCCGAACTCCCAGATGAGCTGATCGAATACCAAGTTATCCTTTATATAGTTGAACACCTCTGTGTTCTTTCCTTCACACTTACCTGTGCATATATCAATATCTGCTGCTGCACCATTGAGTGCACAATGCTGAGACGTACCACTACCCCCAACAGCTTTATTGAGCTTAGGTACGCGCAGGCCACTGGTGATGACAATAGGACCAAGCGCATCACGCAGAGGTTGCAGTACGCTTTCGCACAGCTCACGCATAAACTCTATTTGCTGTTCATCAGGCGTATTGTCAATACCAAGACGCTTAGCCGTCACCGACTTAGTCATCTCCGATAGAGAAAAGTTTTTACTCAGTTGCATATAGCAAAGATAAATCTTATTGCAATAGGGGACCGTCCCATACAAAAGTTCTGGGTCATCCCATACTATTTATTGGGATCATCCCATACTTTCCTGTGAGGAGCTCACAACCCTAAGAAACGTGTTATAACATCATTTGGAAATGTCATTTTTTTGCTGTAACTTCGCATAGCTGATGAGCGGAAAGCAATCACAAAAGCACTCCAAAGCTCTAAAGACTCTAACAAGAAGCGGGGCTCCCCCCTTCCGCCCCGCGCCGATAACAAGACGATTATAAGTCTGGAGCAGGGGTCCTAAAAACCCCAAGCGACAGACACACAGCAACACTCAGTTACTTAGTGAATACAGGCGCATTGTATTCGCTATTTGCTGTTGCCCTGCTCAGCGATTCTTTACAACAGCTAACTCATTACCAGTACTTTAGCTCATTTGCTTAAAGCTTTAGTTTAAGTGAAAAATGCATTGAGTTATGAATGGGTGGGGTATAATATACATATATGAGCGCTACGCCACCCAAACCGAAACGCAATCCACAAGGTATGGGGCTTGAATTCGCCTGAAAATCGCCCATACTTTCAGCGTTTTTAGTATCATATAACACCATCAACTACTGCGACTACTGACACCACCTAACTGACTGCGGATCAGATTTTTAGGTAGTTTGAGTTAGAGGAATTGTTTAAGGATCTTTTTGTAAGTGCTTGGAAAAGAGGAACAAAACACACCACCTTCTTCCCACTATCCTCCACTATCCTCCCCAATCACCCACAATAGATGTGCTATCGTTTTAAAAAACTTTTGATGCTAACTTGCTGATTTGCAGGAAGTATTATTTAGAATCGTTCTAAATTTCAATTTGGACTTGCATATGTCAAATCCTTTTGAAAACATTTGTCTCGTTCAACAATCAAAAACCATTTAAATCTTAATTGTTATGAAAATTCACACTAACCTTACTACAGAGAGCATTGATACCTATGACCTTAAAAATATGATTTCAGTACTGCGCAAAGCAATAAGAAATGATGGTCACTACATTGCTTCCGATAAAGAAGAATTGGAAGAACTATCTTGCTTCTTTGGTAGTGTTATGAATGCTATTGATTCAACACTTGAGCAAGAATATAAGAAATCCAACAAAGGTTAACTGACGAGGATTCAATATCCGAAATGCCGACTACACATCGGCATCTTAACCAACACACTTAAATCTTATTTGCTATGAAAACTTTAACCACAATCGGAGAAAACGAAATGATTAAGATGAGCATCATCTCTACCATTTCAATGCTACAACAGAGCATTAAAAAGCCCTATATGAAGTTTTACTTTGAGGAACTATGGAACTGCGAAATTGAGAATCTTGAGAGCATTCGTGATACGATGTTGAGAGAATACAATAGCCAATTCTAAAGACATACTGATGAGCATTTGTGATGCGAAACGAGGAGCAATCCTCGTCTATGTCAAACCTAATTTAAAACGACTATGTACAAAAATGATCCTCGCTCAATAAGGGCAAAGTACAACAGCATTTGTGCTGAAACAGGCAGAACAATCGCCAAAGGTGATGAGTGCATATACTATCCTCTTACGAAGAAGGTATATCATCTTGAATCTCATACTGCGGCAGATTTCTACCAATGGTCTTACGATGTTCATACCTTGAATTATGCATACTGACTAAAAAACGATATAAACTGACTGAAACTGATTTTTTTATTCCAAATCCATTTGCAAACATTTGCATTGTTCAACCACTAACAACACAAACTATGAAGACAATTGAAGTGAACATCTACCCATTCAGCGAACTGACTGAACAAGCCAAAGTTCGCGCATTGATGAACTACCAATCGGACTGCGAATACGATTGGTCACACGATGCAATTCAATCCCTGAAAGCATTTATGAATGCTGTTGGTGTTGAACTTGATGACTACCAAATTGATTGGCTATGCCCATCACAAAGTAAGGTACGCTACAATGGTACGCCACATAGCAAGTTCATCAAAGAAGAACTGACAGGTGTATTCAGTGATTATTCCTTGACCAAAACTTGGAACAAAACTAAATCCATTGAACTTTCCGTTTCGCAGTTCCTCAAGGAATGCGCTGACGACTACGAGTACCAATTGTCGGAGAAAGCATACGCAGAACATTGCGATGCGAATGACTATTGGTTTGATGAAAACGGAAACTTAATCTAACAACAAATAACACTATGAAAACTACAATTTCCTTTAACGATTTTTATGATGGCTTCCAGAAGATCCGCCCGAACCAATTCAGCGACAAAGCATTGAAGGTGCTGTTTGAATACATTGAGCAATGCGAAGAAGAAGATGGTATTGAAATGGAATTTAGCGTGAATGATATCTCTTACGACTATACCGAATGGTCAAACTACGAGGAATTCGCAAAAAGTTATCCAAGCATAGCATACGACAAAATCAATGAGCATACCATATTCATTGATGTAGATGGTACACGATTCATCACTACAAACTTTTAACATCCGTACAATGTAAGTAAGGTTGGACATAGGGGATTGGTACGGCGATCCCCAATCCAACAAAACAACACTAACACTATGAAAACATTTGAAATCATTATCCGAATTGAAAACTCAACCATCGTTGAAATCCAAGCAGAAGATTATGCTACTGCGGAAGCAAAAGCATACGACTATGCATACGACACAGGAGTAGTGCACGACCTGTGCAATCCATCCGATGTAACGATAGAAACTGAACCTGCATAACTATGAAGGCAACACTAAAGTTTGAAACTACTGATGGTCGCTATTGGACTATCAAAAAAGAATTCGCGGATCTTCAGCATATGAAAAACTTCATTGCCTACATCCGAAAGACAAAGAACTATATGTTGGACGAAACATTCATTAACGAATAAAAAACTAAAGAAATGGAATTTGAAACATTTGTAATCCTGCTACCAATCAGCATCTTTGATAGAGAGAAGGCAGAGAACATTGAAAATACAACACTAACAAATCTCTATAGTGTTGATTTTATGGAAGATGGTGGTGAAGCATACAGGTTAAGCGAATTTATGGATGCCTGTAACCACCAAGAGATTGACTTAAGAAAGAATTGGCTAACCTATGTAACTGCAACAATCTAATGGAACACATTGAAGATATCCTACAAGCGCAAATGGACTTACTATTTGATGCTGTTTGTGAACACTACGAATTGGAATCGGGTGACCTTTCTCCCCAACTACAGCAGAGATTAGATGACTGCGCAGAAGAACTGAACAAGATACTTGTACAATTTGTAAAATTTAACCAATAAAAACGACTAAAATTATGACACACTATGTATGGACTTATTTTAAAGGCACTATTGAAGATGCCCAAGAAATAGTAAACGAATGGAATGACATCACTCAAACCAAAAAGTTTCGTGTTACAGGAAACGAATACGATGATAGAACGCACCTAATTGAAGGCGAGATAGAGAAATGGGTATTGGATGAAACTGCAATTGAAATGGACTTTATGATTGAGGAACGATGAAAACGGAAACTGAAAAACTGATTGAACTATACCATAGGATGCCTGTGGATCAACTTGAAACTGCCCTACAGCAGATAAAGAAACAGCAGATGGTAATGGATGGAGATAATATGGAAGGCCATCAACGCCTATATGCTATGAGAAAAGCAATTGAAAAACTATTGAACCTATGAAAAAGATAGCACACAACCTAATGACAGCATTATTCCTGATGATATCCTTATTAGGAATGGTATTCGGAGTACTACACGGACAAGAGGGTAGTAACGGAGGACTAATTGTGGCCGTAGTATCAGGACTGCTGTTCTACGCCATACTAATTACTAAAGAAGAAGATTAAAATCAACCATAAACTGACTAAAAAAGATTTGCATAAACCAAAAACTCTTGCAAACTTGCACCCAACAAACAACACTATTATGGAAAACAAACTTTATTTCGGAACTAAAATAGTCGTAAGCGATCCTTGCTACACTATTGACACTTGGTGCAATGAGATTGTATCCAATATGAAAGAGGGAAACTATATCCCCACTATTGAAGAACACGATGGTTACATCCGCAGTATCTCCATCGTACACGAAGACCATCAGGACAATGGAAATAAATGGGGATTCGTATCGGATAATATCGGTGTAGATTCAGGTCAATGTGGATTCTTTAACATTGAAAATTATCGGAATGACTCTTTGGATATTCCATTTTCAGATGCAGAAGGAAAGGACTTCTACGAATCCTACCGAAAGACCGAAGATGGTGACCATTGGTATGGTAAGATTTGCGGATACACCCTGCGCGATGAGCAGTATGGTGAACTACAGGGTATAGGACTTGTATCTTCCAGCGGATTTGGTGATGGATCGTATAACCTATACGCCAAGCGAGATAGCAGTCGCAAAGGAATCGCCTTAAAAGTAAAATTCTTTTGATATTAACGAGTGCCTTCGGGATTGGGCAGGTAACATCACGCGGGGGGTGGCCCGACACGCCCCCGTTTTTTAACCAACAAAACAATTGAACTATGAAAAAAGCATATTTAGTTTATGTATCTCTTGCTACAAGAGTAGTGGTAGATGAGAACACTACTGAACAAGACATAATCAAGTTGGCTAACGCTAACATATTAGACAACATTATTACTGATGGAATCTTTGAGAATGTTGAAGAAGTAATAGAAGACGAAGAATGTCCTTATGATAAAGAATTTGATAACTAACCATCTAAAACAACACTACTATGCCTAATTGGTGCAACAACACACTACGAGTAATTGGTAGCAAGGAGAACATCGCGAAGTATCGCCATCTATTCCTTCTTCCAGAAAAGAATGAACACGGACAGCAATTCAGTTTTGCCTGTGCCGTACCACAGCCAGAAAACCTGTATAAAAATCCATTGAATTGGAAAAAAGAGATAGAACTTACGGAACAAGGTATACCTAATTGGTATAATTGGAACATCAACAATTGGGGTACTAAATGGAACGCTGACTGCTATGACATTGAGGAGAACTACGGAGGAGAAACCGACCATATTATTTTCTACTTCAATACGGCTTGGTCGCCACCTACACAATGGTTCTACAAACTATGCGATCAGATAGAAGCAGGTGACCTTATGCTTGAAATGTTCTTCTCCGAGATTGGAGTGAGTTTCGCAGGTACACTTGTCTACGATCAAGATGGTAACATTGTTGAGTACGAAGGTCGCATCATTGATGTCATCTGCGATACCGATATACAGATTAAGTACAACAAGCATAAAGGCGGTTGGGAAGATCCTGACGGCAACGATGTTGACGATGATAATATCGGCTACGAATTTGATTACGGATACGAATACTACTCACTATGAACCAGAACAAACCAGAATGGTCGCACTTCCACGAAGCGTGTGAACTGCTGTCCTATTGCAAGGATGATAATGTCTTTACCATTGTCTTTCGCAATGAGGTAGATGATAACATCATCATTGACTTCCCCCTACACGAGGACTTTTTAGATGCCTTCCTCCTGTATAAAAATGCATACAAAGAACATATAAACAAACGACTAAATGAATGACCTATTTAAAGACATTTTTGAACCAATTCCTACGGATATTATCAGTAGTTTCACAACCAAAACAACACGCTATGAACGAATACTCAAAGAAAAAGGAAGCAGTACGACTGGAGATAGAAGAATATCTGAATTTTCTATGGAGTTACCGCTTGGAGATGACCCTGAAGTATGTCAAGAAGATGTACGAAGAACAAGAGGCGGGATTTAAAGCCGCTGACGACCTTGACTCCTATGGTAATGGAGGATACTCAATGCTAAATGGAAACTTTACTAACGAATGATTGACGAAAAACCAAGAAAAGATAAATACATTATCTCGTTCAGCACCAAGACAAAGAGGTGGAACATTAAAAACAAAATAAACAAGACGATCCTATTCTCTTTTGAAACAGAAGAACGAGCAAAAAACTTTATTGATAAACTATTTAATTTTCCTTTTACAAACAACAACAACGATGAGAAATAAAACACAAAAGCAACTTGTAGTTCTTGAAGCAATGGACTACAACAATGAGTACATCGCAAAGCGACTTGGGTATTGTTCGGGTTATATTGCTGGCCTCAAATCTTCAAACAAGATCTCAAACAAATTCCGCAAGAAGTTTGAGCAAGAGTTTAGTTTTGAACTGCAGAGCATTTCCAATATGCGCAAGGAGAACCAAGAACTCAAGCGACAGGTACAAGAGTACAAGAATCGCCTGATCCAAATCACGCAGGTTGCTGTAGGATAATGGATAACAACAAGAAGGGTACACGCAGGGCATTGAAGGAGAAAGACACAAGTTATAATGCCCGATTTGTCCTGCGCTACCAAAAATACTTTGAAGATTTACCAAAAGAAAATGAAGAAGAACAAGGACTTTTTTGATAACATCATTGACCGAGCATTAAATGTGATTAAAGTGATTATATTTACCAATATCATCGTAATGATTATATCACAGATAATACAGGCAATGAACTAAAACCCTACCCACTATGCGTATCAGTCGTAACACATTCATCACCTCCAACTTTAATGTTGAGTTTGCTGTCGGGGACACCGACTATGTAGCCACCTTTAAGCCAGTAGTTGATGAGGACTGGTACTTGGGGGATCGCTACGATGTTCGTCTATTCCTATCGGAGTATGACAACTATGACATTGGAAGCGTATCTGTAGAGATATACGAAAAGATATGGGATGAAAAATTGAAGTGCTATCTGTTTGATTCAGAAAGAGTTATCAACTCCGAGTTAAAGAATAGCATTAACATAATCATAACCAAGCAGTAGAAATAGTTCCATATGATACTGTTATTTACTTGACTTTGCCCTGTAAACACCTGTAACTTTGCAAACACACAAACACTATGAACGACACTACAAGAGAACTTATTACCTACTATCAAGAGAGAGTCGCTGCTCTTGAGGCGGCCCTTAAAGCCGCCCAAGACGAGCGCGACTCCGCCAAAGCGGAACTCAACGATATGATAGAACGATCCACATTTCTCTACCACCAGACACAAAGAGAACTGTTTATTTGACAAAGGAGGTTTTGGGGATGCTGTACCCAAACCAAAACAAACTTAAAGCAACACTTTAACCAACAGCAATAAAACTCTGAATATCAATCGCTTACGCTTTGAAAGATTGCAAGTTATTGTTATTTAGAATGATTCTAAAATAAATAAATCGTATATTTACTAACAATTAAATTCAAAGTATGACACATCATTTTAAAACAACCAACATCAAAGGGAAGCAGTACGTTGAGGTAAACGAGCGTATCAAATACTTCCGTAGTGCAAAGGAGTTTACTGGGTGGACACTCACCTCTGAACTCATCTCATTAGAGCCTGACTCTTGTGTAGTCCGTGCTGAAATCCGCAACGCTGAAGGTATGCTTATCGCTACTGGTTTCGCTCAAGAGGATCGCACATCTTCGCACATCAACAAGACCTCCTATGTGGAGAACTGCGAAACATCTGCTTGGGGACGAGCATTGGCTAATCTTGCTATCGGTATTGATACATCTATCGCATCTTCGGATGAGGTTGCTATCGCTATTGCTAAACAGGAGTCATCACCCAAACAGCAAGATGGTGATGTATACCAACAAGCCATTGAGTATATCAAGGGTGCATCCGATAAGGCGAAAGCCTATGAGGCTGTCATCGCCAAGTATGGTACGCAATTTACAGAGAACCAAAAGAAGGGACTCAATAAGTTCGTCAAGTAATGCAGTTCGCTGTTGACCTGCAGAACAAGACAGGTAAGTCCTATCTATCG